GCAAGACCCAAAGTTTCATCAGTGGGTGTCCACACAACCTCAAACAATTCAAGATGCCTTGTACAAAAATAACACGGACGCATTATCGGCGGCTAGAGCTATTGACTTGTACAAAGTAGATATGGGCAAGAGAAAGAAGTCACCTAAATCCGCCGCTCAGTCGGTAGGACGTACATCTTCTTCACGCCCCACAACCAACGGTAAAGCTCAGTTTAGCGAGAGCCAGATAGAACGTATGTCTATGGCTGAATACTCTAAAAATGAGCAAGCTATCATGGAAGCAATGAGCAGCGGTAATTTTATCTATGACGTGTCAGGCGCTGCTCGTTAACTATTGAATTAATAGCACAACTTGTGTTATAATTAAGGTAAGTAAGACCGCACATTAGTGCCTACTCTTCTTACATTTTCCCAGAAGAAAAATATGTCTACCAGTGCTCAGGCCTGTTCGCACCACCCTGAGTAAGCACTGCCACATCTCTTCGTGATCCTGACGGTTCAAATCAGCCATTTACGGAGGAACAAAGATGGCATTTTCATCAGCAAGTGGGTATACAAATTTACCCAATGGAAACTTCAGTCCAACCATTTTTTCAAAAAAGGTCCAGCTGGAGTTCCGCAAATCTACAGTTGTAGGCGATATCACAAACTCTGATTATTTCGGAGAGATTGCCTCAGCAGGGGATACGGTTCGCATAATGAAGGAGCCAAATATTTCAGTTAGTGAACTGAAGCGCGGCACTTCAATTACGACACAAGATCTCCAAGATGATGACTTCCAACTGGTCATCGATAAGGCTAACTACTTTGCGTTCAAATTGGACGATATCGAAGAAGCCCACAGTCACATCAATTTCATGCAACTTGCGGTTGATCGAGCAGCCTATCGACTCGCCGACCAGCATGACCAAGAAGTACTAGGTTACTTGTCTGGTTACAAGCAATCTGCACTGCATGCAAATGCCAGCGCAGTACGCTCAGCATCAGGTGATGTGAACGGCACGAAGGCTAACACAAACGCGGGTAACGACGAATTACTCGCTGCAAATAAGTTATTTATGGCAAATTTTGGAAATATCACTACGGCAGCATCTGCTAGCACAACAGGTGATTCAATTCCAATTGCTGCCCGCCTTCCGGGTGCAACGGCACTTCCAACAACAACCATTTCGCCAGCTATGCTTGTAGCACGTATGGCGCGTCTTCTCGATCAACAACAAGTTGACCGTGATTCAAGATGGCTCGTTGTAGACCCAATTTTCATGGAAATCCTTCGTGACGAAGACTCACGATTCATGCAAGCCGATTGGGGCGAGTCCGGTGGTCTTCGGAATGGTTTGGTCGTAAACAACTTCCACGGTTTCAAAGTATACCAAAGCTCAAACCTGCCATCAGTAGGTACGGGAGCCGGAACCACTGGAACTACGGCGCAGGACGACAACTACGGAGTGCTAGTTGCAGGTCATAGCTCAGCAGTTGCTACAGCAGAACAGCTTAACAAGGTTGAGACCTATCGTGACCCAGACTCATTTAGTGACATCTGTAGAGGTATGCACCTTTATGGGCGCAAGATACTCCGCCCAGAAGCAATTGTAACCGCTCGTTACAACGCTGCGTAGATAAGGTTAAGGGCAATGTCTATTACGCTAACCGTAGCCGCTAGAAATGCTGCTTTGGATGGTATTGTAGATCTAATAGATTTAGGAACTGGCTCAGCAGGTTCTGTGCAAATACTGGATAGTTCCAATACTGAGTTAGCCACGTTGCCCTTATCCAATCCGGCCTTTGGTCCAGCGAATAATGGAACGGTCTTAGCAAATACAGTTACTAGAGATAACACTGTTAATGCTGGGACCGCTTCTATTTTTAAAGTGTTCAATACAGAAGGCCAAGAGATTTTCTCTGGCACAGTAAGTGGATTGAACGGTGGTGGTGACCTCGTTCTCTCTAACGCAAACCTAGTCGTAGGAGATAGTGTAAGTGTCTCCTCATTTTCAATGACAATCTGAGGAGAATCTCATGTCACTTAGCGATAGTTTTGAGACCCACACTCTCAAATATCTTTTAACCACCGATAGCGTTACTCGCCCAACCTCATGGTACGTAGCATTATGCACAACTGATCCCACAGATTCCGCTCTTGGAACTGAGGTATCTAACAGTGGAACAGCGTATCAACGTCAGAGTGTGTCTTTCACTGTTTCTGGTAATAACGCATCAAATAGCTCTGCAATCGAATTTCCAGAGGCCACAGCGTCTTACGGCACAGTGGTAGCAGTAATGATCATGCCCGCCCAAACTGGCGGTACAGCGTCCGAAATGATTGCCCATGCGCAGCTAACAACAGACAAAGCAATCGCATCTGGGGATATATTCCGTATCCCAGCGGGTGATCTGGATATCAATATCGACTAATTAGGAGCGCCAGATGGCTATTCTCACTGACTTTTTGGAGCGAAAGCTGCTGGATCACATCTTCGGAGTGACGGAGATGACGAAGCTCACTTCTTTGTACTTGGGCATCTCTACAACGGCGTTTTCGGAGAGTGATACAGCCTCTCAAGCTCTCGCAAAAGAACCCGGGACATCTGGCACTACCTACAACTCCAACGGTTATCAGCGGGTGTCTGTTTATAGCGCAACCAACACCAGCGGTTTGTCATGGAGAAATGGCAGTTCAAGTCCAAATATAGAAAACAAAGACCAGATAAGTTTTCCACAGGCCACCACATCAAACTGGGGCAGTATTGGCTACTGGGCGCTATACGAGGATCAAGTTCCCTCGAACGGCACTTCCTCATCCACTATTGATTCGGATGATGGACAAAAGCCATTGATGATTGGTTCATTCTCGGCGGCTGTTACCACCAATGTTGGTGATCAGTTTAGGATTGCTACGGGCGATTTTACGATTGAGCTTCCTGACGTGATCAATGTAGCTTCCACCGCTGGCGGTACTAACGCTCCTTTTCACGGTAAATACGGTCTGGCTTTTTTACTGGGTATGCCCAATTCCACTATTTCTGGGGAATGGGATTTTATGTCTGGTTCTACGTATGATCAAAAATATTGGCTGGGCGTGTCTACCTCTGCATTCGGAACATCAGGCAAAAATGATGAAGCATATGCGGGGCTACAAGAACCGGGATATGACACCACTACTTATACTGCAAGCCAAAGAGAAGCCTACGTTAATAATGGATATACAGCTAGGCCCGAAATTACGTTTAACTCCGCTTCCACATCAAACGGCGTAACTACTATTACGAATAGTAATGCGGTTGAGTTTCCAGAATGCGCCAGCAACAATTGGGGAGACATTACGCATTTTGCTATTTTTGCGGGGGGCGATAATGATGCTAATGCAGAAACGCATGGGCGGTATGCAAAATACCCTGCTAGTATCAATGTCTCATCAGGAACCGCATCTTCTAATGCTGCACCAGAACAATCCAGACCACTCCTTATAGGCGCTCTGGACGCAACAAAAACAATAAATGTGGGTGATACTCTGCGTTTCCCTGCTGGTTCGATCTCAATTGCCTTAGATTAAGGTTTTTCAATGGCTATTTTTGGTGACAGAATAAAAGTCGCTTGCTCGACTACGGGCAGTACAGCTACGACCTTAACTTTAGGGTCTGCGGTCAGTGGCTTCCAGACACTCTCTGAGGGCGGTCTCTC